AACGTCGCGGTGGGCATGAGGGCAGGATTTAACGTCACTACGGGCGTCCAGAACACCCTCATCGGTGGTAACGCGGGGGATGCTTTAACCTCTGGAAACTCAAATGTGGTGGTGGGAACCAACGCGCTTACGTCTGATACGTTAGGGGATAGAAATGTAGCGGTTGGTCATTCGGCCCTGTTTAACCAAAACTTTACGACGACCACCGACGCTTACAACGTAGCAATTGGCTATGATGCTGGTGGCGATGTAACAACTGGCCTGCAAAATACTCTCATCGGTGGAGAAGCAGGTGAAAAACACACTACCGCCAATAACAATGTCGCCGTTGGGTATCTCGCGTTAAGATCAGAAACGACAGGTCAAAGAAACGTGGCTATCGGTGTTGCCGCTCTCGATGCTCAAAATACTACAACAGGCGCTACCGTATACAATGTCGGAATCGGGTATAGCGCAGGTGGCGCGGTTACTACCGGAACGCAAAATGTCATGGTAGGTGGGTTAGCAGGAGATGCAATAACCACCGGAAGCCAAAACATTTTAATCGGGTATGTAGCGACTGCAAGTGGTACAGGTGCAAACAATCAAACTGTGATTGGCGCAGGTGTGACATCGGTAGGCAACGACAATTTCACATTCGGGTCTGGAACTTCCGACAGTAACATTGCTAATGGCGCGACGACAATCACTGCCCCCTCCGATGAGCGATATAAAGAGGATATTGCTGATTCTACTGCTGGCCTGTCCTTCATCAACGATCTGCGCCCCGTTACATATAGGTGGAAAAAAGAAAAAGATATACCAACTACGCAAAAAGCATATGTCGAGGGTTCTGAAAAGCGTGTGATGAATGATAAGACCAATCACGGTTTTGTTGCTCAAGAAGTGAAAGTCGCCATAGATAACCACCCAGAACTAAAAGATGGTTTTGATATGTGGATGGAAGATGAGGCTGATGGCAGGCAACGTCTTGGGCCTTCTGCACTAATCCCTGTGCTGGTAAAAGCAATTCAAGAACTCTCAGCGCGTGTAGCCGCGCTAGAATCATAGGAGGACGAAATGTCTGAGGAAGCTAGAACCGACGAAGAGAAAGCACAGATGTATCAAGCCATGTTAGATGGCGCAAATGTCATCACTAGTGTGCTTGATGGAAACAACGAGTTTTACAACGATAAGACCAATGCTGAAAAGCAAGAGCGTGTACTGCGTAGTGCTGGATATTTGGAGTACGGCAAGGCGCTAGGCGATTGGGGGTCAGAAGACTTCAGCGCCATAGATTCTGCTGTAGCCGCCGCAAAAGCATATACACCATAAGGAAAAACATAACGTGCAAATCAATCTTGATGAAAACGACATCAACGTGATCCTAGCGATACTGGGCGATATGCCCAGCAAAACTGGGACTTGGCCTTTGATGATGAAGATAAAGGTACAAGCTGACGCGCAACTCGTTGAGCCAGAGGAAGAAGAGCCAGCAGAGGATGAAGAGGCGGCAGTCGTTCAGTGACACCGACGCAAGAGGCCATCGCAAAGATCGAAGCGCTAGAGCGCGAGGTTGGGATTCGCCACGAGGAAGTCGAGCGAAGGCTAGAGCGTGGTGACAAGCGCTTCGACAAATTAGAAATGATGATTTGGGGGGTGTACGCAACAGTCATAATCGCTGTCGCCTTGCCACAATTGTTAGTCAGGTAATGGCCCATGGTGATAGAGAGCGTGCTGATGGCCTCAGCTGTCTTGAAACAAGTGTCAGATACGATTGGTGCAGTAAATGAGGGCAGAGCGTCTATAGAAACAGCGATGGGTTTGCTGGCCGATTTTGGCGCTGGGCTGAATGAATTCCAGAAGTCTAAATCGACTGGATTTACAAAGCTCTCAAGCGGCGATGTATTGAAGCTAAGCATGATTCGTCGCAGCCAGGAGCGCTACGAGCATGAACTCCGCACATTGCTTTTAGCGATGGATTCGACGCTATTGCAGCAATATGACGCCGCAATTGCCGAAAACAAACGCAGGCATCAAGAGCAGCAACGGGTTATGGCAAGGAAGAAAAAAGAACGTGATCGACTAATACAGCAAATCATCGTCGGGGGGACGACACTAATAATTGGTGGAGGGATTGCTGTTGGTTTGATTGTCTTAATTGTAAAGGCATTTGGATGATTATGGCGTTCTTGCTGGTGATGATTGTCGATGGTGAACGCTTACAGACAGGAGACTTTCATTTTAGGAACGCTTACATCTGCAACCGCTTTGCTTATCTGTTGGAGACTGGTGCTATATCGCCGGTCGATAAACGCAGAGTGTACAGCGCGCAGAAAAATATAACGGCCTACTGTATCCCGGTGAAGGTGCGGCCCAACACGACGTTTTATGACTGATATGAGCGGAAAACGGTTACAGCCTCAGAGTGACTTCGAGCAGTTCGATGCAGATGGAGACGGAGTCGTCACTGACTCAGAACTTGAGATGAGCAGAGATTTGCAAAACTTAAAGCAGTCAATGGAAAAGGCGCAGGCTCAGCGAGCGATGGCTTGGTTTGCTTTGCTGGGCATGTTGCTTTACCCGTCGTTGGTGGTATTCAGCAGCTGGTCTGGACTGTCGCAGGCGGCTGACCTACTGGGAAATATGGCACCGACCTATTATGTGTCGACTGCGGCACTCGTCGCCAGTTACTACACTGCGTCGGCCTGGCAGAACCGAGGGAATGGTAAATGAGCAGCATTGTCGGACAGCTGATAGCTCCCGTATCTAGCTTGTTAGAAAAGTGGATTCCGGATGCTGACACCAAAAATAAATTGGCGCACGAAATTGCGACCATGTCTGAAAAGCACGGTCAGCAGATTGCGCTTCAGCAAATCGAGGTGTTGAAGGCAGACGCGAAGGGCAACTGGTTCCAATCGTCGTGGCGACCGCTGGCTGGTTACACCTGTGTGCTAGGCCTCATGGTGAATTTTTTAATCGCTCCGATATGCGCTGGCTTTGGCATTGAGATACCACAAGCAGACGCAGGCGTAATGATGCCGTTGCTTCTGGGCATGCTTGGCTTAGGCGGCGCTAGATCTTACGAGCGAGTGAAGGGCGTTGGTAAATGAACAGCGAACGACTGACAAAAATGCTAAAGCGCCATGAGGGTGTTAGAAGTCATGCGTATAAATGCAGCGCGGGTTTCATTACTTGCGGTGCAGGCAGAAATTTAGATCCCAACGGCGGCATTGGGCTGAGCGACTCCGAGATTGACATGCTGTTGGCTAACGATATTGCTCGCGTCGACCAAGAGCTAAAAGACCGATTCGGCTGGTACAGCAAACTTGATAGTGTCAGACGCGATGCCATGATCGACATAGCTTTTAACCTGGGCCTAACCAAGTTGTTAGGGTTCAAAAAAGCACTGGCTGCCATGGAGACCGGCGATTACTACTGGGCCAGCATCGAGTTCAATGCCAGTCGTTGGGCAGAGCAAGTGGGTGATCGAGCAGAAGAGCTCTGCGACATGATAGAGACTGGTGAATATCGTGCCGCTGCTTAGCATCGCCCCACCACCAGGCGTCGTCAAAAACGGCACCGAACTTCAGCAGGCAAACAGCTGGTCTGACGCAAACCTTGTGCGTTGGTACGAGGGGTCGCTGCAGCCAATTGGCGGCTGGCGTGCTCGGACAACGACTCAGATGACCGGCGCCGTGCGCAAAATCATTGCATACCTAGATTACACCCGAAACCGCCGCACCGTTGCAGGCAGCCATAGCAAGCTATTTTTTATTGCAGAAGACAACACAGTAACTGACATAACGCCGGTGGGCTTCACTGCCGGCAGCGCGGACGCCGTGCAAAACCTTGGTTATGGCGGTCTGACTTGGAACCTATCGACTTGGAACACACCGCGACCAGACAGCGGCACTTATACGCCAGCGACTACCTGGTCACTGGATACTTTCGGACAGTTTGTCATTGGCTGCAGCACGTCTGACGGCAAGCTCTACCAGTGGGAAAACAACCCGTCGAACGTCGCTGCAGTGCTAAGCAATGCGCCCACCAACAACAACGCGGTCTTTGTCACAGAGGAACGCTTCGTCGTCGCCTTGGGTGCTGGCGGTATTGGCAACAAAGTGCAGTTCAGCGACCAGGAGGCCAGCAATACTTGGACGCCTGCAGCGACCAATCAGGCCGGTAGTTTTACGCTCGCGACCAACGGTTCACTGATGCAGGGCATTAGGTTGCGCGGCGAGAGTCTGCTTTTAACAGACGTTGATGCGCACACCATGCGCTTTCAAGGTCCGCCGTTTGTCTACGGCTTTCAGCAGGCTGGAACCGGCTGCGGCGTGATCAGCGCGAACAGCTGCGTCGTTGCTGATGGGGCAGCGTTCTGGATGGGCAACAATGGCTTTCACGCTTACAACGGGTCAGTGCAAACCCTGCGTAGTAGCGTTGGCGACTTTGTCTTTAACAACATTAACCTCAATCAGCGCTCAAAAATTTTCGGCGTGCTTAACAGTCAATTCAGCGAGGTGGTTTGGTTTTACCCAAGCGAAGGCAACAACGAAAACGACAGCTACGTTTCCTATAACTACCGCACCAACATTTGGCAGATAGGCACGTTTGCGCGCACGGCCGGTTTTGATGTCGGCGCGTTTCGGTATCCAAACCTAGTCGATACCAACGGCATCATTTTCGAGCATGAGGTG